TTTTTTTTTTTTTTTTTTTTTTTTAAGGTATTATAGATATAAATTAATAATATATTTATATTTTCTATGTTCAAGTGAAGTTAAATTGCTTCGCAATTTAAAAAACCCAACAATCTGCGATTGTCGGGTTTTGTGATTGTTTATTTTTTTTTCTTTTTTTTTTTTTTTAGAATATATAAAATATAAAATAGTTAATATATTAGAAACTAGTGTTCATATGACTGATTATATTATATAGACCAATATAATATATAGTCTCTATAGTACATGATCCGTTATTTCTCGGCTCATGACAAGGGGTAAAATTGGAAAAAATAAAAAAAAATGAAAAAAAGTTTAGAAAAGTGTATTTTTAGATTAAAAATGAGGAAAAAAAATGAAAAAAAATTTAGAAATTTATTGTAAAGATCCCTGTTTTCCTAAATCTGAGGTTTTAATAATACCATCGAATACAGCTGGACTACTCACAGAAGGTATTCAAAATAGAATTTTAAAAACAGCAGGAAAGAAGATCCAAAAACTTGCATCAAAATATGTAAATGAAAATAAAGTGGATTTAGGGGATTGTTTTAGTACAGATTCTGGAAGATTAAAAAGAAGAAAATGTAAAAGACTCTATCATTGTGTTATAAAAAGATTACCAGGGGATTTTACTAGTTTACATATGTTAGAACAAGCGATACCTAATGCTTTAAAATCTGTTATTAATGATGGTTGGGAAACTGTAACTATTTGTGGAATAGGTATAGAACCAGGTGATTTAGATCCTATAAGTGTTTCAAGGATTTTTTTATTAAATTGTGAAAAGTATATTAATAAAATAAATATTAAAATTATAGATGAAAATGAAAGTTTTATAGATTCTTTAAATGATATGATTTAATAATAGGAGTTGAACAGGTGGGAGTTCTGAATGATAAGGTTTTGATTTTAAATAAAAGTTGGATTGCTATAAGAATAAAAAATGTTAAACATGCTATAAAATTAGTATCAAGGCAAAGAGCTTTTATTGTAGATACTGAAAGCTTTGCAATTTATAGTTGGAACGAATGGGTTAAATTCAATGTTTCAGATAATGATAAATATATAGTTTCTACTAGTGGGAAGATTAAATGTCCAGAGGTTTTAGTTCTTTCTTCTTATAATAAACTTCCTAAATCTAAACCTAGATTAACTAAAAAAAATATTTTTATTAGAGATGGGTATAAATGTCAATATTCTGGAGAGAAAGTTACTAAAAAAACAGCTGATATTGATCATGTTGTGCCAAAATCTAAAGGAGGAAAAACAACATGGGATAATTTAGTTGTTTGTTCAAAAAAAATTAATAGATTAAAATCAAATAAAACTATTCAAGAAGTTGGTTTAGAATTAATACAAAAACCAAAAGAACCTAATTTTAGAAATGTTCTTATAGACCCTAATATGAAAATTCCTGATTCATGGTTGAATTTTTTAAAATAATATTAAAAAGGAAAGTATGTGAAAAAGAAATCTGACTTAAGAGGATTAGGAAATACTGATTTATGGAAAAATCGTTTAAAAAATATTCCTTGTTTTTTAGTAGGGAACGCTCCTTCCTTAAATAATATTGATATAAATATATTAAATCCTTATTTTACAATAGGAATTAATAGAGTTTTTCATCCTAAACTAAATTTTGATCCAACGATATTAATATGGCAAGATTTAGTTTTATGGAGACATCATAAAGACGATATTTTAAAATTAAAATGTATTAAATATTGTAGAAAAGGGGCGCAGATAGGAGCAGATAAACACTGTTATCATTTTTTTATGAAAGGGGGAACAAGAAAATTATCTAATACTCCACGAATTTTATATGGTAGAGGAAGTAGTGGTGTTCTTGCATATCAATTAGCGCATTCTTTAGGTTGTGATCCAATTGTTTTAGTTGGAATGGATTGTAGTTATGATAAAGAGGGTAACACTGATTTTTATGGAAAAAATACAATGCATCGTCCTAGTACTTTAGTTCAATGTAAAAACGGTTTAAGATGGATGAGGGAAGTTAAATCTCAAAGAAAAATTATAAATTGTTCCGATAATAAGATTATTGGAAATAAGATGAACCTAAATGAGGCTGTTGAAAATATTCCGAATTTAGAAAAAAAAGATAGACAATACTTTGAAAATCTTTTATTAAAAGATTAAAGAGTGATTGTATAATTATTAATATCGTTAATATATTTTATTTTTTGGGGGATAATCATGTCAAATGAATTAAAAACTTATACTTATAAAGAAGCTTTCGAATGTAGTAAAGAATATTTTAATGGGGAAGATTTGCCAGCAAAAGTTTTTTTGGATAAATACGCCCTGAGAGATAGAGAAGGGAATTTATTAGAATCTAATCCTGATGATATGCATAAAAGAATAGCAAAAGAGATTGCTAGAATTGAAAAAGGTAAATTTAAAAATCCATTGTCAAATGAAGAAATATATAATTATATAAAAGATTTTAAGTATATAGTTCCACAAGGTAGTGGAATGAGTGGAATAGGGGATAAACATAGATATGTTAGTCTTAGTAATTGTTTTGTAGGTTCTTCTCCTTTGGATAGTTATAGTTCAATCTGTAAAACAGATGAAGAAATAGTTAATATCTCAAAAAGAAGAGGGGGAATTGGAATTGATATTTCTAATTTAAGACCTAAAGGTTCTTTTACAAGAAATGCTTCAAAAACAAGTACTGGCATAATTCCTTTTATGGAAAGATATAGTAATACTATAAGAGAAGTCGGACAAGCGGGAAGAAGGGGGGCACTTATTATTACTATTTCTGTACATCATCCAGAAGTTATTTCTTTTATTAAATCAAAAAAAGATTCTAATAAGATAACTGGTGCTAATATTTCTGTTAGATTAACTGATGAATTTTTAAAAGCTGTAAAAAATAATAAAAATTATGAACAAAGGTTCCCTGTAGATGCAAAAGATGAAAATAAAAAGATATCAAAAATGGTAAATGCAAAAGAAGTATGGGATGAAATAATAGCAATGGCTTGGAGCTCAGCAGAACCAGGGTTGCTTTTTTGGGATAATATAATAAAAGAAAGTCCAGCAGATTGCTATGATGAGTTTAAAACAAAGTCAACAAATCCATGCCTAACGAAAGATACGTGGATATTAACAGATAAAGGTAATAGACAGATTGAAAACTTAATAGGAAAGCCTTTTAATTCAATAGTAGATGGGGTCTCGTACTCATCTGATGAAAGAGGGTTTTATTATACTGGGTATAGAGATATCTATGAGGTATCAACAAATAGAGGATTTTTTTTAAAATGTACAGGTAATCATAAAATTAAAGTTTCCAGAAAAGTTGGGAGAAAAAGAATAAATGTTTTTATTGAATCTTCAAATTTAAAAATTGGAGACGAGATTGTTCTTTCTAATAATTCTAAATTTTCATGGAGAGGAGAAGGGACTTTTGAAGAAGGATGGTTATGTGGGAGTTTGTTTGGAGACGGCGTTTTTAGTGGGGAATCAGGGGTATTAAGCTATTGGGGTAAGAATAAAGAGGAGATGAAATCTATTGCTCTTAATAGAATATTATCATCTGGGATCAAGTGTCGTTCTGATATAGGGTCTTCTAAAACACCTAATAGGTATTCTGTTGAAAAGTGCGATAGAGTTGATTTAAAGAGTAAAGGAGTCTCTTTGATGGCTAAAAAACATGGGATATCTTCATCAAAAAAAATAAAAGATGATATATTGAAAAACTCAAGTAGTCAATATTGTATTGGATTTATTCAGGGATGGATGGATGCAGACGGGACAGTATTAAAAGAAGATAAAAAGAATAGATATGCAATTCGTCTATCTAACACAAATGTTAGGAATTTAAAAATAGCTCAGATGATTTTATCTAGTCTAGGGATAATGTCAACGATATATACAAACAGAAAAAAGAAAGGTATAAGAAGTCTTCCAGATGGAAAATTCGGATATAAAGAATATTTATGCAAAGCTAATCACGAACTTCATATTTCTAAAGATAATATAAATAAATATTATAAGATAATAGGGTTCTCAGATAGTGAGAAGCAAAATAAACTTAAATCAATCGTAAATAATTATAAAAGAGGTCCGTATAAAGATGAATTTGTATCAAAAGTTTCTGAAATAAAATATTTAGGAAAAGAAGATGTTTATGATTGCACTATTCCTAAGATAAGCCAATTTTCTGCTAATGGAATACTTGTCCATAATTGCAGTGAACTTCCTCTTAGTGAACATGATAGTTGTCGTTTATTATTGTTAAACTTATATTCTTATGTATCTAGCCCTTTTACTAAAGATGCTGTTTTTGATTATGATAAATTTTATAAACATGCTCAAATTGCTCAAAGGTTTATGGATGATATTGTAGATCTGGAAATAGAACATATAGATAGGATAATAGGAAAAGTAAAACAAGATCCTGAACCTTATAAGATAAAAAAAGATGAATTAGAGTTGTGGCAAAGTATAAAAAAAGCTTGTGAAGACGGTAGGAGAACAGGGACGGGAGTAACTGGTATCGGAGATACTATTGCTGCTTGTGGTTTAAAATATGGAAGTAAAGAAAGTATTTCATTAATAGAAAAAATATTTAAAACTTTAAAATTAGGTTGTTATAGATCTTCTGTTGATATAGCTAGGGAAATAGGAAGTTTTAATGTATGGGATAAAGATAAAGAAAAAGAAAATCCTTTTTTGCTCAGAATAAAAGATGAAGATAAAGAAATATATGAAGATATGCAAAAATACGGAAGAAGGAATATAGGGTTATTAACAGTTGCTCCAGCAGGAACAGTAAGCTTACTTACTCAGACAACATCAGGTATAGAGCCTTGTTTTCAAATTTCTTATAAAAGAAGAAAAAAGATAAATGAAAATGATAAAGATATTAGAGTAGATTTTGTTGATGAAAATGGTGATAAATGGCAAGAATTTAAAGTATATCATCCTAAAATTAAGGTATGGTCAGAAATAACAGGAGAAACAAACATAGAAAAATCTCCATGGTATAGTGCATGTGCAGAAGATATAGATTGGGAAAGTCGTGTAAAAATTCAATGTGTTGCTAATAAACATAATGATCATAGTATTTCTAGTACAGTAAATTTACCAGAAGATGTTCCTAAAGAAGAAGTTGCGAAAATCTATGAGACAGCTTGGAAAAATGGGGCTAAAGGTATTACTGTTTATAGAAAAAATTCTAGGTCTGGAGTTTTAATAGATGATAAGAAAAAAGAAGAACAAAAAATATTTAAAACAGATGCTCCTAAAAGACCAAAAATATTACCTTGTGATATTTATCATTGTAGTGTTAGAAAAAATCCGTTTTTTGTTATTATAGGATTGCATTTAGGAGAGCCATATGAAGTATTTGCTGGAAAAGATAATGATAATTTATTTCAAAGAAATTTAAAAGAAGGATTATTGAAAAAAATAAAAAGAGGTCAATATGCTTTATGTGATATATCTGATGAGAATAATATATTACATGAGAATATAGGAAGGTATATAAATGAAGATCAAGAAGCAGTTACTAGATTAGTTTCTACTGCTTTAAGACATGGAACAGATATATCTTTTGTTGTTCATCAATTAGAAAAAACACAAGGGGATTTACAGAGTTTTGCAAAAGCTCTTTCAAGGATTTTAAAAAAATATATATCTAATGGAACTGCAATACATGGAGAAGATTGCCCAGAGTGTGGTGGGAAATTAGTAAGACAAGAAGGCTGTGTTATGTGTAGTTGTGGTTTTAGTAAATGTGGTTAATTTAATTTATGGAAAGGAAAAGAAATGAGTGATAAAATTCATACAACTTGTAATATAATTTCAGATTCTATGACTATTAAAGCAAAGAAAATACATAAAGATGCTGTGATACCAAAAAGAAAATTCCCTACTGATGCTGGGATAGATGTTTATTCATTAGGTAATTATATGATAGAACCTCATTCTCATCAAATTGTTAAGACTGGTGTTACAGTTGAAATACCAACAAATACTGTAATACTTGTATGGCCAAAAAGTAGAGCAGAATTTTTAATAGGAGCTGGAGTTATAGATAGTAGTTATCAAGGAGAAATCCTTATAAAAGTTTTTAATACTTCTAATGAAAAATTAAAAATAGAAAAAGGTCAAGGGGTGGCGCAATTAGTTGTTGTTCCTGTTGTATGTTTTCCAGTGGAAGAAGTTGATGATATTCATATAAAAAAAAGTGAAAGAGGAGAAACTGGTGGTATAGCAGGTAATGCTAAATAATAAAAATAAATAAAAGGTTTTTTAAAAAAATAATATAATTTAAATGATAATTAATATTATTAAAAAAAGGAGAAAATTATGTTTAGTTTTATTGTTGGTTTGATTATAGGTGCAATATTTTCCCCAATTATAATTAGATTAGGTAAAATTCTTTGGGCTTATATTGATAAAAAAGTAACAAAAGTTGAAAATAAATAAGTAAAAATTGTAATATTATAAAGTGTAAAGCTGTATTTTTAATTTATACCTATGCGTGTGGAATTATAAATATATAATAATTGATCATTTCTTATATTGGCTTTTTCCCCACACGCGTAGGTTTTTTTATAAAGGTTTTGTGGGGAAAAATATGAATAAAAATTAGTATAAAATATATTTTTTTAGAAGAATAATTAATGGAACCTAATTTTAATAAAACAAATATTGTTATTATTTATAATGCTTCTGATCAAGATAGTAAAGAATTTGCGTTTTATTATGCCAATATATATAGTCTAGATTATGATGAAGATGAAAATTATATAATTGAAAATGAAAATTGGGAAATAAATGGGCAGTGTATCGGTATCAATTGTTCTTCAATAGAAATTTTAAATAGTGAAGATGATTTTAAAAATGAAATATTAAATCCTATTAAAGATGCTTTACAAGATGATGATTTTGAAGGTATGAAGGTATGGGGAATAGTTTTAGGATTTAAGATACCTGGTGGTTTTAAGATATCAAATCCTTCTATTTATGGTTTAGAAGAGGAAAAAATAATATCAACAACTTCTGCATTATCATATATGCTTGTAAATGAGGGTGATATAGATTTAAAAATATCAAATCCATTATACGATAGACAAGAATTTAGAAGATTTTCAAGTAAAGATGCTGAATATGCTTTAATTGTATCTAGAATTGATGGACCTAGTTTATATTGGGTAAAAGAATTTCTAAATAATTCAAGGAAAATAAATAGTTCTTTATATTTAGATGGTAGGTTTTATCTAGATATGTATTCTGATGAATATGATGAACATGTTGATGAATATAAGAATGAATTAACATATTTTAAAGAATATATTTTACCAGGTTTGTATCTAGATAGTTTTTTTACTAGAGATATTAGTTCTAATCCAGTTTTCCCATTTATTAGAAATGATGTTTTTTCTTGGTTATGGTCAACCTCTGATTCAAATGATTCTTTTTTTCAACATTCAAGTTCTTTAAGAACTATGTTTTATAATGCTGGACATGATGGGGCTAATGGTGTTCGAGATGAAAATAGTAGAAAGTTAGTTCCGCTTGCGTTGAGAGCAGGGTATGCCAATGCTGCTGGTTCTCTTTCTAATGGTGGAGTAGATAGTTACCTAAATCCCTCTTCTTTTTTTAGAGCATTAAGGAGAAGAGCTTCTATAGGGGAGGCTTATTTATTTTCATTACCTTATTTTAATTGGACAGTCACTCTTTTTGGGGATCCTTTAACAAAGGTTTCTTTTCCTCCTAGAGAAAATTATGATGTTGAAATATTAGATGATGGCTATTTATGGCAAAAAACAGAAAAAAACATAGCAAGGTCTATCGCTTATTTGTATAAAAAAAATCTAACTTTAAAAAGTTTAAGAGATGATATAATAGATTTAACTTCTAATAATAGAGATTTTGTTTTAAGTAAGATATATGAAGTTAATGATTTATATAATGAATTTGATTTTGAACATCGTAAAATGTTATTTAAAGATGTTTTGAATAGTTTATTTTCTTATCCTGAAGAATTATATTTATATTGGGGATTAGATAAAAGAAATCCAAATATTAATGATTTTCTTATAGAAAAAGGATATAAAGTAAGTAGATTATCTAATAGTGTATATGATGATATTAAAATAAATGAGGAAAATTTATATGATGAGGGATGGTGGGAGATAGAGCATATAATAGAAGATGTTTATTTTGGTATAACTAATTATCATTTTAAAATAGAAGTATCTAAAGATGATACTTTTAATAATATTATAAAAGAATTTTATAGTTATCAAGAAGGGGAATGGTTTTATGAAGTAGAAAAAAGCATATTTACAAAAATGTCTCCGTTTGGGGTACCTTCTAAATATGCTAATAGAAAAATTAGATTTGAAAGTTCAGAAAGTGATTATCTAGAAAGAGGAAAAGAATATTATTTTAGAGTTAAACAATTCGATGCAATGGATGAAAATTATGTTAACTATGGAGTAGTTAATGAATTTCTTTCTGAAGAAGTGTATAAAGATATTATTTATACTTAATTTTAATATAGATTCAATAGATATAACGAGTGATAATGGATAAATATATTTACATAAATTTTATGAATAAGATATCAGATTCCTTTGAATGTAATGATAAATCTGTAGAAAAACTTAATGATGCTTATAATAGTATAGATGGAAGAGAATATTTAAAATATGATGGTGAATATATTTTAGATAATAATAATGAAAAAATATTAATAAGAGATTCTAATATTTCTTATGATAATTTTTACAAAATAAAATTATTAGACTCTATAGATGAATCAAAAGATAAAGTAGAAAGATCTTTAAACATATCTGTAAGATTATATATTAGAACTTTGAAAAATTTTCAAAATTATATATCTGATAAATATAATTCTGTTAATGATTTTTTATATGATAATAATATTATAGTAAGACAATCTTTTGCTTATCTTTCAGAATTATCTGGTTTTCCTATAAATGAAGAAAATATAGAGGAAAATCCATCAATATAATTGTATAGTATATTTATGGCAAATTATAAAAAGAAAAAAAAACTAGGAGATCTTTTAACTCAGTTAAAATCAAGTATTTCATCTCAGTCTAGCTCTACTGGGTATATCCCTGATATAATAACATTTTGTGAAAGCCCTGAATGGCTAGGTTTAGCAAATCATCCTACCAATCCAATTGTTCTTTACCCAATGCAAAAAACTGTTTTAAAGGCATTCTACAGAGGGACTATAGGTAATGAAAATATAGAATTATCAGAAGAAGAAATTACCGCTTGTGAAGAACTAGGATTAGATAATAATGATAGAGGTAATTTATTAGGAAAATATCATAGTGGAGAATTATTTAATGAATTGGTTTTAGTATGGGGAAGACGAAGTGGAAAAGATTTTTTAGTAAGTATTATTGCTTTATATGAAGCAATGAAAATATTAGAATGTCCTGGTGGAGATCCTTATCAGTTATATGAATTATCTTCTTCTGCTCCAATTAATATTTTAACTGTAGCTAATTCTAAAGAACAGGCTGGGACAGCTTTTAAAGAAATTAGAGAAAAATTATTATTTAGTAATTATTTTGCTGATAAATATATTAAAGAAGGAGTTGGAAAATCATCTATATATTTATTAACCCCACAAGATAAAAAAGATAATATTGAATTTAAGGAAAAAGGATTACCTCCAAAAAGAGGCTCTGTAGGTGTTATAGTTGGACATAGTAATTCAGATACTTTGTTAGGTATTGGTTGTATAGTTCTAATACTTGATGAGGTTGCTTCTTATAAGAAAACTGGGGGTTCTTCATCAGGAGATAGAATCTATTCTGCTTTAACTCCAACTGTAACTACTTATTGTAGAAGAGAATATTTTAAAGATGAAAAAGGAAATTTTAAATTAGATGAACATGGGCAAAAAATAGTTTCACAAAGATTTTATGATGGTAAAGTTATTAGTATATCATCCCCAAGAGCGAAAGAGGGGAAGTTTTATGATCTATTTATAACATCTCCACAGTCTCCAAGAAGGTTGACTTGTAGACTTCCTACTTGGGATGTTAATCCTACTCATACAAGGGAGTCTTTAAGAGAGCAACGACAAGATATGAGCGAAGCAGAATTTTTAATGGAGTTTGGAGCTGAATTTAGTGGAACTGGAGCTCAAAATTTCTTTACTGAAGAACAAGTTAATAAATGTTTTGTAACTAATATACAGGATAAAGCTAAAGGAGAACCTGGTAAAGTTTATTTTGCTCATATTGATCCTGCAACATCTAGCCATAATTATGCATTAGTTATTTTGCATAAAGAATATTATCTTAATAAGCAAACTAAGGAATCTGAATATAATATAATTGTAGATCATATAAAATTTTGGGAACCTACTAGAGGTCCTATTGATCCAGATAAAGTTTTAGAATATATAATTGGATTAAAGAGAAGATTTCATATAGGATTATTAACTTATGATCAATGGACAAGTAGGGAAAGTATAAAAAAATTAAGAAAAAATAATATTCCAAATAAATTAACAAGGTTCAATAATCATTATAAGTATTTAATATATGGAGAGTTAGAAGACTTAATTAATTTAGGTAGAATAAAAATTCCTTATCACCATGTTTTAAGACAAGAAATGATAGAACTTCAAAGAAAATATACTGAAAAAGGATTTAAGGTTTTTCCAAAGAGCGAAGGAGATGGGCAAAAAACTGATGATATAGTAGATTGTCTAGCTGCTGCTACTTATAATGCTGTTGATCATTCAGTTAATAAATTACCATCATCACATAGAGTAAGTCTTGGAGCTCCTAGTTCAAATCAGGTTTTATGGCGTTCTATGCAAGGAACTCCTTATGGATATGGAACTGGACAACAGGTTTCTTCTCAATTAGAAAGAAGAAATAGCTGGCCAAATAGAAAGAGATAAATATTTTAATAAAAGGTTTTATATTGATTTTTTTGAAATAAATAAATTAAAGTGAAATAATAATATATTAAGGGGTTAATAATGTTTAATTTTAAAAAAAATAAATTAAAAAAGAAAGCTGGAAAAGGATATAGAAATTATAATTTAATGTTGAGTGATAAAACTAAAGAGACTGATATATCTGTTGATTCAGATAAAAATATCAATTCATCTATTCCTAAAAAGGAATTAGATAATATAAAAACTCTTGAGGGACAAATATCAGAAAATAGAAAAGAAAAGGAATCTAATGTCGTTACTGAAAAACAGATGGATGAGTCAGAAAAGGTTTATAACAAAAAGCGTTCAGATGATTGGGACACTCCGATAATGCCTATTAATTTGGAATCTGAATCTTATGATCAGGAAAAAAGAGAGGCATTTAAAAAAGAACAAACTAAAGATGATGATACTGATTTTTGGGATAAATATATTGGAGTACAATTATTAGGTGAAAAAAGAAAAGTAGATGATAATATTCCTGATTCTAATTCTCAACTACAAAATTCTCCTCATAGATTTAAAGAAAAAGAACCTGTTAAAATGGTCATGGCTTCATTAAAAGATGCAGATGCTCTTTTGTTTCATATATATGCTTCTGCTTCTAAAGAAAATAGGGAATTAAATAATAAAGAAGTTCAAATGATTAATGATATTAATAATGTGAAATCTAAATTATTAGCTCAAATGGTTCCAGTTATGTCTCCTGTTGAAGATGAAGTAGGTTTAGATGAAGTAGGTGAGGGTATAGGTACAATAGATGAAGGTCTAGATATAGATCAAAAAGCTAGAGAAGATGCTATGACAGATGCTATAGATGATATAGAAAGACATAGAGATGATATTGAATTAGATTTAAGACCTAGAGAAGATGGTAGTATCGATATTATTAATAGAGCAGGAGAAGTTATAGAGAATATTAATGTATTTGATAATGTAAATGAGAATATACAATATGCAACTAATAAATATTTCCCTATGTAATTTGATATAAGATTATGGTTAATTGGTATAAAAAATATTTAAAAAAAATATCTTATAGGGGAAATATTCCTAAAATGGAAGATCCTGATGAGAGATATAGGAATCCCTATGGTAAAAATCCAAATAGTTTTCAATTAACTCAACCTGCTCAGGATCATTTTATGGGAGGAAGAGCTAGGGGAAAACTTTTTCCTAAAGATTATAGTCAAATAGAAGATAAATATAATGAACCTTTACCTGCTGATAAAGATCTACCTACAGAATCTATATTGATGGACCAAGAAATACCTACAGGTGAAGGAGCTAATGATAATAGATTTGTTTCTCATGAAGATATCATTCCTTATAATAAACCAGATCCTATTGGCCCCCATAATATGCAAGGAAGAGTGTTAAATAAAGATGTATATCAGAATTTGTTGAATAAAAGACGTAAGAATCAAATAAAAAGAATATAAATTATTTAAATATTCCATTCTTTTTTCTTTATGTTTTTTATTTTTTTTGACGATAATATATTATAAAAGTTTAATGTTTAATTTAAAAAGGAGATAAAAGAATGTTATTTAGAGTCACAGACAAGGTAAAGGGGAGCATAACAATTAAAGGTATAAATAGTCCTAAGCTACCTGGGCAATGTTTTGAGATACCATATAATAGTCTTTATTTAGATTCTATTAGAGGAGCTTATCAACGAGGAAAAATAGAACTAGTTGATAAAGATATCCCTAAACAACTCATAGAAGAGAATAAGGTACTTATCAAAAATAATCTTCCTAGACCAATTATAATTAATAATAGGCGAATCGGTAGTAACGCTACTATTGTGGTTAGTAGGGAATTCTCTGAAGTTTCTAATGTTATTGAAGCTTCTTCTTTAGGGTATATAGATGTTATAAAAAATGATTTAATAGAGGATTTCTTTATAGAAGAAGATGAAGAAGAAGAAATAAAAGATTCTGAGAATGAAAAAATATCTGAAGTAAAAGAGTCTCAGGATGAAAAGATAAAAGAAGATAATTTAAAAATTGAAAATAAAGATACAGAAAAAGAAAAAAAATCATATTCTTGGGATTTTAAAAAGCAATCTTTAAAAGAGGCTGAGTCAACTCCTGAAACAAAAAGTATTAAAATAGATGGTGATGAAGATAATAAAGAAAAAAATGATAAGAAAGAAGATGATGTTAAAGATGAAAAAGTAAAAAAAACAGAAGAGAAAAATGTTAAAAATAAAAAAACAGTGAATAAAACTGTAAATAAAAAAAATAAAACTAAAGAAAAAACAATCAATCCTGTTGGGGATAAAAAGGAAGCAAAGAATTCATTTGAAGCAGATATAGAATTAGATAGTCGTGGAAAACCTAGATCTAAGGTTTCTGATGTTTTTCAACATATAATTGATGATTATGCAGGTAAAGATAATGATCAAAATAGTATAGATTTTGTTGATAAAGAACAAAAGCAGGAAAAATTAAAAAATAAACGAAATAAGTCTAATAAAGATTCTGAAAGTGATTCAGACGACTTGGGAAATAACTTTTTTGATTTTTAAGTTAATAAAAAAAAATAGAAAATGAATACTTGGTCATTATTAAAAAAAGAGTTGCTTTTTTATGGGATTAAATTGACAGACGATGGCAAATGTCAAATAAAAAACCCAGATGGGAAGTGGTGCGTTTTTAATATAGATAAATCTAGAGAAGTATTAAAAGATGAAATAGAGAAAGAAAAAAATATAATGAGAGAATTATGGGATGATTTAATTTCTTTATTAGTATTAAAAATAAATAGAAAGTGTATAATGGATGAAAATATAAAAAAGATGTTTATATTTTCATTAAAAGATCTTATAAAATTTATTAATTGTTTTCCAGAATTAGACAATTCTGAATATAAAAAAATTATAGACATGTCTATAGGTAGAAATATTAATTCATTTTCTTATAAACAAATTTCTAAAACTATTGATTATAAAATAGGAATAGATTGGACACATAGATGTATAACTAGATTATTATATGTCAGTAAGCTTTTATATTGGGCCTCTTTAGGGAAGAAAAAAATCAATGAATATAAAGTAGCTAGAGGAATACAAGGTCCTTGGGCTCATATGGACTTACCAATGCTTGAAAGAAGATGGCCTTTTGATGAAGAGTCTTTAACAGATAGAATGAAAGATAAGCAAAGGCAAAGAAGATATACTAAAGGTTTGAGACATTATAACACTCCAGAAGTTGGAGAAGGTCACTATTGGAGAGAGTTGAGAAATGAACCTTATAGTTGGTATAAGAAAGATACTGAAAGTCCATATCCAAGTCGTTCAACTCTTACTAATTATTAAGGATATTTTATGAAAAAGATAATTACTGCAACAAAAAAAGAACAGATTATAGAAGATCTTGCTAATTTAGAGCATGAACAATGGTGGGGATGGGCAGAATCTTTAATGGAAAAAGAAGATTTAAGTGAAGAAAGAGAAAAAAGATGGGAAGAATTTTTTGTCCCATATGATGAATTATCTGAAGAAATAAAGGATTCTGATAGAGAATATGCAAAAAAAGCTTATGAGATAATGGAAAAATATTTTAAGGAGAATTCTGATGAATAAGAATAGTGATCCTAATTTTTGGAATACTCTTATACAATTAATGCCACATATAGAAAAACGTGTTAATAGAACAAAAAAAATGGTAGATTCACAAGCTGCACAATCTTTATTTGAAATATGGCGCAACGGAGAATCTAAAAATAGTAGTGATAGAATATATAAACGACCTATTACTTGCTCTTATGCTGATATAAAAAGAATGGAACATGAGGGTTTAATTAAGCATATTGAAGACGATATTGAAATAACATCAAAAGGGGAGGAAGTTATAAAAGTTATGATATTAGGAGATGAAAAATCTATTTTTGAAGATAATGGATATGTTATTGATTATAATGAAGCATTATCTAATATAAATTCAGTTAAAACTTCTCATAAAAAAATAGCGTCTAAAGAAAATAATTGGTGGGATAGATTTTTAAAATAAAAAATGCAAGTTCGTGTTGATTATATTAATAAAAAAGAGAAAGTTAAAACTGAGGTTGTTAAAGATTTACAGTGGTATGATACTTTGAAAAAAGAGATGATGCGTTTTAAGGGTGGCTGTTTAAAATTTGAATATAAGTATGATAAATATATGGCAAAAAATGGGTATATTAACCCATATAGATTATTACCAACTGTGAGTAAAGTATTTAAGGATGAAATTAAATTTAAAAAAAATGAAGAAGAAGTAAAAAAAGTTTTTTTAGATTTTAATAATTATAACGTAGTTAATGCTTCAATTGTAAGTAGAAATGAAGATTATGTCATTTTTGATGTTCCTGAAATTATTGAAGAAGATTTTATATACAGTTTAGAAAGATCTGGTATAAAGTATAATATATTAGATTGAGATTGTCAATATGTATTATAAAGATTTAATTCCAAAAAAAATGTTAAAAGTGGAGATTGCGGATTCTCCGTCTAAACATCAAAAAGGTTTAATGTTCAGAACATCTATGCCATTTGATAATGGTATGTTGTTTATTTTTTCTAATAATGATTATTTAAAATTTTGGGGTGTTAATACTTTTATTCCTTTAGATATTGCTTTTGTTAAAGAGGGTAAGATATTTCAGATTGATAAAATATCTCCTATGTCGTATAAGTCAGTATCTAGTAATGAGAAATGCAAGATAGCAATAGAAGCTAATGATGGGTTTTTTAAAAGAAATAAAATAAATATTGGGGATTCAGTAGATATAGAAAATAAAGATGATGATATTTGTATATATTTTAAATAGGAAAGGGAAAATATGAATAAAGAATTTACATTACAACAGGTAATATTGTTAAAAAAAGGTTTAGAACAACTTATAAAAAAAGAATTTTCTGCTGCTACAGCATATAAGATATCTAAAATTTTTAAAAAAATTAATGAAGAAAATGAAGCAATAGAAGAAACAAGAATTAATTTAATTAAAAAATATAGTGAAAATGAAGGTAATGAAGAAGATAAGGTTTTAAAGGTTGCAAAAGATAAAGAATCAGATTTTTTTGCAGAATTTGCTAATTTTTTACAAGAAAAAATAGAATTAACTTTTACACCTATTAAAATGTCTGAACTTAAAAATATAAGTATAACAACTGAATTAATGCTAGTTCTTGAAGAAATTATAATTGATGATATATCAGATGGTGATATGTAAAAAAATAAATCAAGGAATTTTATATTTTTTTTGCAATTAGAATTAATGAATAAATTTAATTTAAAAAAATCGCAGATAGAAGATCCTAATATCGAGGATATAGAAGTTGATGAAGAGCCAGAGATAGAAGAAGAAATACCTGTTATATATGAAGAAGATATAGGAGAATTTATTGCAGATGATATAGAAGATGAAGAAGATAGTTTAGAAGAGCAGTCTCAACAAATGATTGAAGAGCAGGAAAATGAAGTCCCAATTGAGATGACAGAAGAAGAAGTTCCTGATTTTACTTCTACACATCAGGCACTAAGATGGGCGATAGATAATGATAAAGTTATTAGAATAAATTATACAACAAAAAAAGGAATTGATTTAACTAGAATAGTTGAACCTCATCATGTTTTTTTGGCAAGAACAACAGGGAATGAAATTTTAGTAACTTTTGATAGAAGTGTAAGAGATATAAGAGCTTATATTATAAATAATATATTAAATTATATTTTCACAGGAAAAGATTTTAATAAAAGAATGAGAGTTTTGCCAAAAAGGAATATAGCTATGGATAAAAATATTAAATATTTGAAAAATATTGAATCCGAGTTATCTGATAAAGGCTTAAATAAAAGTGCATCTATGGTTAAAGATGCATATTTTGAGCTAAATAAAATCAAGGTAGCTCAATATGTAGGAGTGCAAGGCTATTGGATTAGAAATAGGAGATGTTGGGATAATTGTTACAGACATAAGAGAACAGCTGACCCGAATAAGCCTGCCCAAAATGTATGGTTTGAATGTTGGGATGAATATTTAGCATCTATTAATAATGATAAAAGTGGATGGGAAAAATATGCATCTGATGCAAAAAAAATGAAAAATCAAGAAGAATTTAAAAAATTAAATAAGTATTTTGCTGATAAAGTATCTAAAAAAATAAAAAAAGGGATGAAAAGAGGAAATGCTATATATGCAACTTTAGATGAAGAATTTAATAAACAAAGGGAAATTATTATTGATAATGTTAATGATTTAGTAACATTAGCAGAATCTTTGGTTGAAAATGGATATGTTAAACTTGGAGAGAAAGTAGCTAATGGTAGTTTGAATTTATTAAAGGAGTCTCAACAAAGCCCTTTTGGAGATACTGATGCAGGAGCGTTGAAACAATTATGGCAAAGAGCCAGAGGTTTAACAGAAAGAGGAGCTCGTCAAAACATAATAGAAAGATTAAAAGGTATTATGCAACAATCATTAGGGTTAAGAAATAAAATAAATATGATGGAATATCTAACAGAAAGAGAAGCTCGAAGAAATGTTGAGCATCTTACACAACAAGGTATAATAGATCAAGTTACTCCTGAAATGCAAGAGCAAATTATGCAAAGGCAAAGACAGAGAGTTTCTCGATATATGTTATCTCATCTTGCAGCATTTATAAATAATCTTTCAAATGAAGCATCGGAATTATCACAAATAGCTGCTACTTCTAATAATAATCAAATTCGCAATAGTATTATTGCTGCTAGAAAATCGATATCTAACTTTGTTCAAAACACTAGTGGATATACGCGAGATATGAGTCAAGAGAATATATATCATATTGCAGATAATTTGCAAGAATTGGCAAATTATATAAGTATATCATTAACTGATCCTCAGTCTTTAGGTGTAGAAGTTGAACAACAACAAGAAGTTGAACAACAACAAGAAGTTGAACAGGCTGTTCCTGAAACCCGACCTACAAGTACATTGCAGAATTATATAGATGGGATAAAAAGTTTAATAGAAGAAGGGGAACTTTCAGATGAGGAAAAAAGTATGATTAGATCACTTGGAGGTAAAATATTACGTTCTTTTCGGTAAAAATAAAAGTAAATTAAATAAAGGATTTTTTGCTTATTAAAATAAATATATAAAAATAAAGAGTTAATATTAAATAGTATCTAAAATATAGGAGAATATTGAAATGTTTATTACGAACAAAATTACTACTGGAAAAGGAAAAAGTTTTGAAGATATCGTTTCAGATATACAATCAAAAAAATCTGCAACTGTAAAAACAGCTTCAAAAACACAACCAGTGAAGGAAGCAGAGGCTGATGAGGCTGAATCAAGTGAGCAGTTAAATGTTGAACCTTTACACCAAGATGGCGAATCTAAAGAAATGCCAAAGAAAGGACCTTCAGCTAAAAAAGAAGGTGCAGAAAAATCTTCTGATGAAAAAAGAAAAGATCCTGATGTAGAGGGTAAAGATAGTGGACAACCCAAAGCAGAGGAAAAACTTGTAAATAGGCCAGAAAGAGAAGATATAAAAGCAGAATCAGATGAAAAAGTAAATAAAAAGGCTGAAGCAGAAGAAACAGAAGAAAATAAAGAAGAAGATACAGAGGAAAAAGAAGCAAAAGCAGAAGGTAGAGAAGAGAAAAAGGCTGAAGCAGAAGAAACAGAAGAAAATAAAGAAGAAGATACAGAAGAAAAAGAAGCTAAAGCAGAAGGTAAAGAAGAGAAAAAGGCTGAAGCAGAAGAAACAGAAGAGACAGAAGAAAATAAAGAAGAAGATGCAGAAGAAAAAGAAGCTAAAACAAAAGAGTTTGTAAAAATTGCTAATTTAAATAGTCAAAGTAAAGAATGGTTGCGTAAATACTGGGAAACATTATATCCTAAAGAATATGTTGATGCTATGTTGCAAGATAAATAGTATTTAATATTTACTATCGAACTGATTAAATATTTTAATAAAATTTATTATTATAAATCAGTGAAGATATAGATGTAGATTTTGATTTTTTTAAAATCATAGATGTTCAGATTTAGAAACATATTAAGATAATAAAGGAATTAATATAATGGCTATAGTCCCATCTGGAAAAATGCGTATAATGCAAGCTCAGTCTTATTCTGATCCTTTTTATAGTTCAGAAATCGAATCACCACCAGGATCTTTACAATCTTCAGATCCTTTATCTTCTATAGAGCAAGGAAATGTAGTAGGTGATACTGAAATGTTAACTTATGATGACGCAGAAAAGATGATACAAGAGGATACCGAAGATCAAAAGGATATCTCTGAAGATTCAAAAACATTATCTGATTTTATTTTTAATAAATTAGAAGAATTTGGTTACCCTCCTAGAAGACTATATGAATTTAAAGAAGATTTTATTAGTCAGGAAATTTCTGCTGATGGAACAGAAAATGTAACAGTTGTTATTCCTGATAAAAAATATCCAGATCCAAATACTGGTGCAGCTCCTTCTATAGAAAAGAAAGATATTACAAAAATATCTAGTGAAATGGGGGAATTATTTGGTTTGCATTTTAATGGTGCTTCAAGAGATGATGGGAAATGGACAATAGATTTTACATCTGCTAGTCCTGAAAAAACTGATGAAGATGAGACCGAAATGGTAACAGATAATTTAGATGAAATATATGGTAAAAAAAAGGATAAATCTAGATCTTCAAAAAGAAAATCTCAAACTATCCATGAAATGATAAAAGAAAATAAAGATTTGATATATAATAAAATTAAAAAAATGACTGGAGATAATTATGCTTCGTAAAACTAAAAGTCAAAACAATATAGACTTTTTAATTAATAATGTAGAATCTCAATCATCTAAAAATAATAAAGATACTCAAAATAATAAACAAGAAGATTTTGCTAAAACAATAAAAGAACAAAAGAGTAAACGATTGAGTTGTAAAGATGATGGTTTGAAAAATTCTCATAGTATTTTAGCAGGTCATAGTGGTGGTCTGACAGATATGGGAGGTCCAAAAAAACATATTAAAATGGAAACATCAAACACTATCTGGGACACATCTAGAAATGAGAATCTCATTAAATCAATAGATAGTAAAGAAGAAACTCGTCAAGAAAAACAAAAAATTGCTGAACTTAAACAAAAACAAGAAAAGGATAGAATTGATAGTATAGTTAATAGCTTAAAAGAAACAGATAATAGGAAGGCTTCATCTATTTTATCATCTAGAGAACAAAGTTCTGAAACAAATAAATATAAATCTCCTACAGCAAATATTAGTATTTTTGACCAAAAAGAATTTGAAAGACTTCCAGAAAAAACTTCTGGAGAAAAAGTTTCAGAAGAAAATAAAATAAGAAAAAGTCAAAAAGATGAATCATGGAAAAGTAATGGAAAATGTCTTTCATCAAAAGATGTTACAAGTAAATTGTTTGATAATCTATTTAATAAATAAAATTAAAATTATGGGATATAGGTATGAATCAAAAAAAAGAAAATAAAAAAGTATTTAATTTAAAAAAAGCTCAGGAGGCTATGCCCCCAATGGATGATATGGGGTTAATTGACGAACCTGAACTAAGAGAAGAAGATGCTTTGATGGAAGAGGAATTATATGATTTAGGTGAGGGTGATTTAGGTGGGGGGATGGTAGATGAAAGTCCAACTTTCCAAGATGGTGGAGATCTCAGAGATTGGCTTGATTCAAAAGATTCCATTGATGCTATTAATACATTAATACAATATATTCCAGAAAGTGAAAGAGATATTCAGCAAATGGTAAGTGATTCTTTACATAGTTATTATGAAGGAGATCTTGATTCAAATCAAAAACATTTATTAGCAGGACAAGTGTTTGATATGCTCCCACAACGATTAAAAGCAACAGATCCTCATGATCTAGGGTCAATTGAAGCTCCTTATGGACCTCCAGAAGATATTGATATAGAAGATATAGATATAGAATCTAGTGTTAAGAAAACTAATGATATTATAAGAAAACTAGCAATAGATACTGTTTCAAAAAAACAAAATAAAAAATCTAATAATAAATCTTTTAATTTAAAAAAGACTGCTCAACATCAATCAGTAGATAATGTTATTTTACACGGTCCAGAAGGTTTAAGGATAGATCCTTTTTATAGGATGCCTGTAAATGATTGGCATATAGTAGAAAGAAATAAAGGATGGGGACAGGATATAGGTGGTAGATGGGATATTGATTATGAAACTATATGGCGAAATCATATAATGGATAAATATTCTAGACCTTATAAAAATAAGGAAGGAAAATGGGTAGGAGGTTATTTAAATAAAAGATTTGAAATAGATAGTAATGTCCCTGATACGAATAACTACCAATTAAAACCAGGGGAAAGAAGAAAACCTATTCTTCCTCAATATGGGAACTTAGGAGCTCGATTAGAATACGCTAGAGAATCTGGTGATGTTACAGGAGAACCTGTTGTTGAGGGTAAGGTTTTTAATTGGAAAGAAGCTAAAAAAAAAAGTTAGAAAATAAAGAATCTCAATTACAACCTCTTAAACCTATCAGACCATATAAGTTACCAGGAGAACCAGACCCTTCTAAACAAAATATAGTTTGTAACTTTTGTGGTTCAACTCTAGCTAGCCCAAACCCCAATAATAACGAAACAATTCCATCCGCTTGCCCGAATTGCGGCAAATCAAATTCTGCTGAAATTATTGGATTACATGAAAGAAAGCCTGATGAAGAAGGAAAACAATATAATCCATATAGTACTAATCAAGATATGAGTATTAATCAAGAGGTGCCACTCGTTTCTTATAATTTAGATAAACAAATGTCAAGAGGATTTAATAAAAAAAGTAACATCACCTTATTAGATGAAAATGAAGATGAATATATATATCAAAGAAAAAGACATATTAATGACGATGATATATTAGAGATTACAAAATCTTGTGAAGATTTAGCAATTGATGGTTAGAAAAGGAATATAAAATATGAGTATAAAATTACAAGTTGGAGATGATTCTCCTGAAAATAAAAGAAGAAAAGTAGCATCTTCTGGGGGGTATGTAGTTGAAAATAATAAAACTGGTGATAGTAGTATAGATTATCCAAAATCTGGGACAACATCATTTCCTATAACAAAAAATGCACAATATGCAGGAGCAGGAGCAAGTACCGTATGGACACAACCAATGTTCTTTTCTCCACTTCACACTCCACAAAATTGGCAGATTGCTAGTAAGAGAAGAGAAGCCTACCAATGGTGTAGGTTTTATTATTGTTTTACACCAGATAATTATGTTTTAATGGCTGATGGAACAGAAAAAAAGATTTTGGATGTAAAAGAAGGTGATTTTATTATAGCTGGAGATGGAACTAAAAGAAAAGTTCAAAAGGTTAATATAAGGCATACGGAAGAAGATATTGTAAAAATAAAAGTTTGGGGAATAAATAGAGAAATAAAGACTACATTTAATCATAGTATACCAAGAGTTCCTTTAGAAAAATGGGTAAAAAGTGATGCAACAACTCCGTCTAAAAGAAGAAAGAGAGAAAGATTAAAACAGTATGAAGATGTTGTTTTAGATAAAGTTTGGGATACAGCTAAATCCTTAGAAATAGGAGATAGATTATTTACTCCAAAAGATGATGGACTGTATAGAGCTGTTGTTAATTTAGATATTGAACCATACAAAGGGGAAGTTTATGATTTATCTATAGAAGGAGAGCATAGCTATTGTGTTAATAGATGTGTAGTTCATAATAGTAACGAACCAAAGGTTGCAGCAGGCGTTGATTTTTACTCAGAATTTCCATTATCTGGTTTTAAATTAGAATGTAGGAATAGGAAAATATTAAAATATTATGAAAATCTAGTTGAAAAACTAGAATTAGCTGAAAGATTAAATGATATAAGTCATGAATATTTTTTACTAGGGGATGTTTTTCCTTTCTTGGAAATAAAGTGTAAACGTTGTGGAGGAAAAGGTGTAACTATAGATGGACAAAAATGTCGTCATGAAGATGGGACATTTAGTGATATTAAAATTTTAAATCCTGATTATATAGAAGTTGAAAGTAATGCCCTTTCAAACACTCCGTCTTTTTATCTAGTTCCTGATGAAGAATTAAAACAAATAGTTCAAAGGAAAAGACCTAAAGAAATATATGAAAAATTACCAACTGAATTTATAGCTTTAGTATCTTCTGGGAATCCTATCCCATTATCATCTAGATGTACCACTCATCTTAAACATAATGCTTCTCCTTATGGGAACTATGGGACACCTATAATTCAAAGAATGTTTACTATGCTTGCTTATAAAACGAAAATTATGACAGCTAACTGGATTATAGCTGAACGTTTAATTTTACCTATTAGAGTTGTTAAAGTAGGAGATAAAGATCGTCCTGCACAACAAGATGATATTCAAGATGTTGTTAATCAATTATCTGCAGTTGCTAATGACCCTAATCTAACTGTTGTTACACATCATGCTTTTGATTATGAGTGGTATGGGGCCTGTCATGCTAAAGAAACTGAAATACTTACTAATAACGGATTTAAGTTATTTAACGAATTAAATCCTAATGATTTGGTTGCTTCGTATAATAAAAATACAGGGTTTATAACGTTTGTAAAACCACTTGAATATCATGAGTATGATTTTAATGGTGAATTAATTAGGTTTAAGCATAAATCATTAGATATTTCTGTAACTCCTAATCATAAAATGCTCGTTGAAAGAAATGGCAAATTAATAGAAGTTCAGGCAAAAGATGTTATTCATAATGATAAATTTATTTCTACTGCTAAATGGGAAGGATTTATACCAGATATATTGCCATTTAAAAATTCACCACTTTCTCATTTGACTTTGGAAGAATATTTAAAATTTGTTGGCTATTATATTTCAGAGGGTGGATGCAAGATAGAGAACAATAGAAACTTTCCTGAAGATAAAAAGATACAGGCTTGTGGAATAACTCAAAAAATCGATAGTGAACACTATTCTGATATTGAGAATATCTGCAAGAAGGTTAATCCTAATGTATGGACACACATTGACGACAGAGGTAATGTCCCAATTTTAACGTTTATGTTTAATTCTTCAATAGCAAGGTATCTATCAGATGAATTTGGAGCAAATTCTGCAACTAAAAATATTCCTACTTGGATTAAAAATCTGCCGTCAGAATATTTAAGCATAATTTATCAATCTATGATGAATGGTGATGGTTCAATAAGATTTACTAAGTTGGGCAGCAAACGTTCAAGGTATAATACTGTTTCTAAAAAATTATCTGATGATTTTTCTGAAATTTTATTAAAAATGGGATATTTTTCAAATATTCATTTAGAAAAAGCAAAAAATGAAAATTGCAATGATATTTATAGAATTAGTTTTGCTAAAAATAGGAAATCAACAAAATTTACAATCAGAAATAAAAATATTTCTCGTGAGAAATATAATGATAAAGTTTACTGTGTGACTGTAGATTCTGGATTTATTGTAACTAGGTATAATGGGAAATTAACAATACAGGGCAACTCTGGCAAAATTCATAATGTAACACAAGAAATAGAGCAGATTGGCAAAGAGGTTCTAGATGGTTTTATGTTAAATCAAGCTATCTTAAATGGTGAAATGTCAAGTTATTCTTCTGCTCAAGTTGGTGTCGAAGTATTGATTAAAAGATTAGAAAGTTGGCGTAATAAATTAAAAAGATGGGTAGAAAGGCATATCTTTTTACCTGTTGCTATGATGCAGGGTTTTATAGATGAAAAAGAATCTGAAATGATTGGAGAGGCTGTCTATTTATATCCAGAAATTATATGGAATGATTTAAATCTTAGAGATAACACAAATAAAATTCAAACTATGATTCAATTATATGATAAAGGATTAGTATCTGCAGATACTATTTTAGAAGAGCTTGGATTAGATTATGATACAGAAATAGAAAAGCGTAGAGAAGAAGATGCCGTTGCATCGGCTACTGGTATGATGCCAGGAGCTGGTGGCGATATGATGGGTGGTATGGGAGGATTAGGCGGAATGTCTCCGATGGGAGGAGGAGCTCCTATGGGAGATGTAGGAGGAATGGAAGGCGATATGGGTGGATTGGGAGGTATGGAAGGTATGGGTGAGATGGGAGGTATAGGAGCAGATATGGGAGCTGGAGGAATGGGTGGTATGGAAGGTGCGGCTGCTTCTAGTTTGCCTAAAATAACTAAAAGAGGTAAAGGTAAGCAGGATGATACTGTTCAGCAACCTCAGATGAAGAAATTTAATTTAACAAAATTAGAACAGAAAATGTATAAATTATTAAGAGATTTAAATATACCATATCCATTATATGGTCAATATGAAGTTCAGTTACCTAGAGAGGAAAGACCTTTTGTTCTTGATTTTGCTTATCCTCATATAGGTGTTGGAATAGAAAGTGATGGTAGTATATGGCATCAAAGGGAAGATTTTGTTCAAAGAGATAGATTGAGAGATCAGAAATTAGCAAATGTTGGATGGAGAATTCTTAGATTTAATGAGGATGCAATAGAGGATCATATTGATGCTGTTTCTGATACTGTCTATAAAAACATAGTGGAAGCTGCAAGGGATATTAAGAAAAGAAAAAAAACTAGTGAAAAAAATGAATCATCTGAGTTAATGGAAAAATATTCATCTGTATATGAATATCTTGAAGAAAATAAAAATAACATAGGAATTAATGTTAAAAATTTACCAAATAATATAGGAAAATTAATATTAATAGGAAATATCAAATGAAAAGAATAGCAGGTAGAAAGAGAATAAAAGATAGGGGGATACAGTGGAAAGAAAAATATCATGAAAGATCTGAAAAGTTAAAAGATAGATATGAAAAGTTAATTGGGCCAATGGCATATAGAAGATGGGAAGGACATGATTATACAACTAATTCTGATTATTTTGTAGTTGTTGGGCCCGCTTTAACTAAAGATGGACATAAAAGATTTTTTGCTGGTATAAAGAAATATCCTGATGATCCTAAAGCAAAAGTATATGCTCCTTATGGAGAATATTTTACATCTATTCATAGTGCTTATACTCATGTAAATGATAAATGGGGAGTTCCTTTTCCTAAAGATGCTCCTAATTATACAGTGGATAATTTACAGGGAATTAGAATTCCTAGACATGTAAAAGGTGAAAGTTATAGATTGAAGAAAAAAGCACAAAAAAAAAATTTTATAGGTAATTGTATAGATGGTTTAAATGATAATTATTTTCAGAATATAATAGCACAAGATGCTACGGAACTTGCTCAAATAGTTGAAAAAGGAAAAGAAATAAATTTAAATATATTTTTAAATTTAACTCATGTTGATGATAAAATTATAAAAGAAGTTCAAAAAAATCCTGAAAGGTATAGTTTTTTTTATAATGAAGATAATGATATTACATGGATATATGATGAAGAAACTGATGTGGAATATTTTTACAAATAAAAATAAAGGATTTTTTGAAATTAAATCTAAAATAAATAATGTGTTATAAAGTATCATTAAAAATAGATTAAATTATGAAAATTATAAAATCTAATAATTATATTAAATTTAAAAAGAAAAGTGCTCTTCCTGAAGAAAAAATTGATTGGAACTTTGTAGAAGAAAAAGCTAAAAAAATGTCTACAGAGGAATTGCTTGGAGCAATATATGATATAAAGAAAACTATTGATGAACAAGAGCATTCTTTACCCACTGGGAAATATTGGGATGAGTTATCTGTTTATAGAAGTGAATTAAATAGGAGGGGCGTAAAAGAATCAGCAGTTATACCTAGTTCTCCAGCTGGCTATTTAGTTGTTAAAGAAGATGAAGAAAATCCAGGAACTTGGTCAGTATATAGAAGTGATACTGCTAACATAGATGATGTAAATCCTGAAGATAAAGTAATCGCTAATCAGTTTGATAGCGAAAGAGCAAGAGAATTAGCTGAATTAAAAAAATTACCTAACCAATCAGTTATTACTTTTGAATAAATTTTTAAAATGAGAATATTAAAAACTGCAAAATATAAAAAAATAATATCAAAAAAAGAAGAAGAGTGGGATCCAAATCCTTGGGCAGTTTGTCATTCTAGAATTGATAAAGATGAAGAACCAGAAAAATTTGAAAGATGTGTAAAAAAAGTAAAAAAACAACAAAAAGATAATTAAATTGTAAGGGTTATTATTATGTTAAAGTGTGGACAAAAAGGAAATACAAGATATACTTTTGGGGGGACTGAAGGAGATGTGAAGGAAATAAAAGATGCTAAAAAGTATATATATTGTATTTCTTGTGGAGTAAAAAATATATTAAATGCTTCTTTTTGTAAAAAATGTGGTTTAAAATTAGATAAATAACATAAATAGATAAAGATATCTATATGGAAATATTAAAAACAGTAAATTATAATAGATTAAATAAAAAATCTCAAATATATACAGATCCATTTTATGTTTCCATTTATAAAGTAGAAAGAGGAGATAGGTTTGATAATTACATTTATACGGGTGTAAGTTTTGAATTTAGTTCAGAAGAAGAAGCTTTAAATTTTGCTAGAGAAAAAAATAAAATGTTAGATGAGGGAAAAAAAGCGATGCAAGAAGAATATATGGGAGAGAATGAAACACTATAAATTTATTTTTAAATTAATTTAGGGATTATAATATGTCAATGAAAAAGAAAGCAACATTTTCTTATAAATGTCCAATAAAACCACTTAATAAACCCACTGGAAAAGAGTGGGATATTTTTAATTTTCCTAATCAAATTAAAACAGCTTCTGTAAAAGATAATAAAGAAGATTTAGGAGGTTTTGATTTAAAAGAGGCTGTTGATAAATATCCAGATCATTTATATATAAAAATATTTGCTATAAAAAAAGATGAACCTAATGATAATGGAGATGCTTTTAGTGAAGAAGAATTAAAGAAGTCAGCTGATACTTTTGTTGGTGTGCCTTTGTTTACTAATCATCAAAATGATGATATAGAAAAAGCTAGGGGAGAGTGTGTACACGCATGGTATGATGAAGAAAGAGGTGGGATATTTATAATTGGGAGAGTTGATAAAATTGCTTATCCAAAATTAGCAAGAGGAATTGAACAAAACTATGTTACAGGGACATCAATGGGGGCATCAAGGGGTTTTGATTTAACTTTGATGTCTAATGGGAAATATAAAAGGGTGGATGAGTTAATAGAGGGAGATGAGGTTGTAACCCATAGTGGGAAAAAAGAGAAAATAAAAGTTATTTGTAAAACTCAAGATCATAAAGAGTTATATAATATAAATTGGAATGGTAATAATAATTTAGCATTAAGTTATGAACATCCTGTTTTAATTATTCCTTATGAAGATGTTTATTTTTTTAATAAAAATAAAAAAAGATATAGAAAAAATATAAAAGATATTAATGATACAGTGAATCCTATTTTTAGAGAGGCTAGTTTAGTAAAGCCAGGAGATTATGTATTAGAATATATTAATAATGAGGAAAAAGATTTAGAATTAATAGATGATGAAATGGCTTTCATTTTAGGTGTTTATGCAGCTGAAGGATATATTTCTTCTAATTCAGTTGGTTTTTGTTTTGGGCTAGATGAAGAAAATGATGAAAATAAAAATTTTGTAAAATTATTAAATGTTCTTCAAAAGAAATATCCTGATAACAAAATCAGAATAGACAAATGTATTGAAAGGAATGGGTTGTATCTTGTTACATGGAATAAGGATTTAGCAGGTATTTGTAAGAAATATATAGGTTGTGGAAGTCATGATAAATTTATTCATTCGGATATTTTAACCATAAGCAAAGAAAAGCAAAAAATATTTTTAGCGGCTTATATAGACGGAGATGGATGTATTGTAAAAAAAAGAATTTTAGAAAATATGACAAGTTCTGGGCAGGGGTCAATGCAGGTTTCATCTGCATCTATTGATTTACTAAAAGGTTTTAGAAAAATATGTTTACGTTTAAATGTGCCTGCTACTTTAAGTTCTCATAATAGAATATGTCGATCTTCTACTGTTGTTGATAATGAAAAAAAATATGTAGAACATATTTTATACATTACGAATTCTATTTCAGATAAAATACAAAAATATAGTTGGAAGGCAAATAATAATGAGAAAGCATTAAGAAGTAAATTTGATTCTTTTTTTTATAAGGACTTGTATATAGCTCATAGAGTAAAATCTGTAGATATAATTGATAATAAAGATACAACTTATTATGTACAAGTAGGTGATATAGGAGATGAAGATAGCGATCATAGTTATATACTTAATGATATAGTAACTCATAATTGCTCAGTGGATTATTCGATATGTTCTATTTGTCATAATAAAGCACATACAGCAGAAGAATTCTGTTCTCATATAAAAGAAAAAAAGACTAGAAAATTTTCTGGGACTGTTAAGTGTAAATATCATAAAAGTAAAGTTGAAACTGATGATAAATGTCCGATATGTGGATCTACTAAGAATAGTTCAAAATCTATAGATCATGACAATACAGAAGTTTATGAACATAATTATGGTTTAAGATTTATTGAAAATAGTTTTGTTGTTAATCCTGCATGTCATGATTGTGGTGTTAGTTGTGTTCTAAATGTTCCAGAGGTTACAAAAAAAGTTGCTTCATTTAAAAATCTAGTAAATGGTCTTTATAAGGATTCTACTAATACTGAGGATGTAGATAGAAAAGCTATTGCAAGAGATATTATTTCTAAAATTGGGGGTATGCAGGAAATACAAGATTTAAAAGAAAGTATGAATAAAGTAGAAAGTGTTGTTCAAAGTATGTTAAAACAAAAAGACCATGTTTCTATTGAATTTGTTTCTGATCTTGTAGAAGCTATGCAAAAATTACAAGAAACTACAGATGAATTAACAGAAATGGGTTATGGGAGACTTCCTTCTCCAGATATAACTGGAGATATAGCAACACCATCTTTATCTGATACAGCACCAACTGCCCAACCTGTTCCTGATCATAGACCTTCTAGAGCAGAAGGATTCGGAGGTGAAGTAGTAACAGATGATTTAAATCAACTAGGCTCAGTTACTAAACCTGCTGATTCTAATAAAAAAATAAAGGATTTTTCTGAAGAAAATATAAATATATTAAATAAAATATCTTCTTTAAAAAATATTGCATTAAAATTATCAAAAAATAGGAGAAATATAATGTCAGAAATATTAGGAGAAGTTTATTCTGATGGAAATAGCCCAATAAAAGTTATTATTAGTAAAGATGATGATAATGAACTTTTTGTTACAGAAGCAAATGAAAATAATATTCTTAAATTATCAAATATAAGTGAGTTCTCAGAGGATATGCAGCAACTCATTAAAGAGGATCCCGAAAAAGCGGGGAAAATAATATTAGAAAATAAAATTAAAAATATAGGAGCAAAAATGGCTACTAAAAATGAGAATACAAAGACAGCAGCTAGTGCGGATAATTTAGATATCGTAACTGAAAAACAACTTGAGAAGAAAGAAGAAAAATTGCACCCTAGACAAGAAGAGGTGTATGAAGGTGTTACAGAAAGTGAAGAACAAATTGGGAGAAAGACTGATGCTAATAATGTTACCACTAGTGAAAGTCCACAAAAAAGAAAAGGAACATATGAAACTATTACAGAAGATCAGTTAAATATATCTTCTATTGAATTAACACGTTTTGATGATGTCCCTGATGTTATTACTGAAAAACAATGGACAGATTTTAGTAAATCTGTAAGTGCTGAAATCGCTGATGATTATACTGATACTATAACAGAAGATCAAATTAAACAATTATTAGAAAATCATCAGTTTGTAGGTGCTTATGAAACTATTACTGAAGATCAATTAAAAAATATAAGTATGACTCAGGGTTTGAAAAGATGGGCAAGTAAAGATTATACAGTTTCTTTGATGAAAGTTGCTACACAAACTATTTCAGACGCTATTGCTAGATTTAAAAAATCACCTCAAGAAATGGCAAAAGAAGTATCTTATATACTTGATAATGATAAGATTAAAAATAAAGTTGCATCTTTAGCTATCGTAAATTCCTTACCTAAGAAAGAAGAAAATAGAAAAGGTCTTATTAATAAAATTGCTTATTTCCATAAAACTGCATCGGCACCTAATGTGTCTTGTAAAGATGCTTTAATTTTATCAATGGCAGAAAATGGAAAACTAGGAATGAAAGCAGAAGATTTGATTGATTATATAGGTTATAGTTTAAGAAATAAAACTGCTATGACAAAAGTAGAAGAATTAGTTCAAACTAAATTATCTTCTTCATCTGTAGATGATCAAGAAGAGTTTATAGATAAATTTGCATCTTTTGATTATGCTTTGAAAGAAATTCAAAAACCAGAAGATGGTAAATATAGGATTTATGCTACATTAGAAGATATTAATGTTTCTGATAAAAAGAATAAAGAAGCTTTATTTAAAGGTGTTAAAAAAGTTGCACAGGCTGAAATAGGAGATGATTCAGTTGCAGCTGCAATTGTTAAAGTAGAAGTTGGTAAAAATGGAGAACTTATTATTGATATACAAGACGGTGGAGAAGATATGATAACCCCAGATGATATTGGGGATATCCTTGAAGGCCCAGTTAAAGAAATAGAATTTGAAGAGGAAGTAGAAATAGAAGGAGATGAAGGAGATTATGAAGAGGGTGATGAAGAAGTTGTAGAGTCTAAAACAAAAGATAAAAAACAGAAAAAGATAGCAGCAGCTAAAAAAGAATTAAAGAAAAAAGCCCAATTGATGGGTGGAGAGATGGGAGGACAAGGTGGAGCTGCTCAAATGCCAGGTGCTGGAGCTGGAATGCCAGGAACAGAAATGGGTGATATGGGAGCTCCTATGGAGACTTTTGAAGAACAACCAATAGATGATGATATAGATTTAGAAGAAGAATCTATGGAACCAATGCCTCCTGGTACTATATGTGGAGTATGTGGAAGTCAGGATGTAGATGTATTAGATGGTAAATGTAAATGTAATAATTGTACTTCTATATGGACAGTTAAAATAGAAAATGTCTATGAAAAATATAAAGGTGTTACACCAGAAGCAGAAGAAACAGAAGAAACAGAAGAATTAGATGATTTTACTGAGGGAGAAGGTTTTGAGTTACCTGAAGAAAGTCCTGCAATAGCTGCTTATACAAAATTAAAACCTGAAGCATTGCAGAAAATCGCAGAGAATAATATAGAACTTGGATCAATTAGTCCTGTAACAGGTAAAGATAATACAGTTAAAATAGATAATGGTGTAAGAATTTGTCTTGATACTGGTGTAAAATATAAAGTTTCATATGCTACTGATAAAAAAGGTAAAGTAGCTTATGGGCAATGGGAATATAATCCTGTGATAAATAAAGTTTCATGTAGTTCTTGTAGTAGAGCAAAAGCAAAATTAGTAAAAGCTTTATCTTCTATTAAAATGAGTAAGGAACAATTTGATAAACTTACTTTCCAGAAGAAGATTGCTACTATTACTAAGTTGTCTAAATCTGGGGCTTTAAAAAATATAAAAACTGCTAGTAAAACTTCATCAATTATAGATGAATATAAGGTTGCTTATGGTGGTTATGGGGAAAACTTCCCTATCGAAAGTTGTAGAGAAAAATTAGCTAGAAGGTTTGGAGAAAATGCAGTTGCTTTAAGTGGACCTTGTGAAGGAAAGCTTTTATATGATTGTGTATGTAATCAGTTAAAAAATGCTGATGTTTATAATGATAAATTAGCAATTAAAGTAGCAGAGTCATGGTCAGATGTTTCAGGTGATGAAGAATGTATTGAAGACCAGGTAAGATCTGGTTTAACTATAAGAGAAGCAGTAAGTGTTTGCGATATATTGAAGATGGCTGTTGTAGAACCTGAACAACTATTTGCAGATGAACTTGGGGAAGAATCATTTGAAACAGATGATACTCCACCAGATGATAGTGGAATGCCAATTGATGATATGGAAGATGATATTGAAGAGGATATAGATCCTTTTGTAGATGAAGGAACTGTTACTATTGAATTGCCTAAAGATGTTGTAGAACAAATTAATGAAGAAACAGGAGAAGCTTTAGAAGGAGAAGAAGTTACTGATATTGTTCCAGAAGAACCTGTAGAACCTGTAGAACCTGTAGAAGATGTGGAAGATGTAGTGGAAGAACCTGTAGAAGAACCTCTTTCAGATGAAATAACAGAGGAAGAATTTATTGATGAAACTAAGCCTTGTGGAGATAAAAAACCTTGTACTGAATTTAAAGAAGATTTAGCAGAAGAAAAAAATAAAGGAATTTCTGATAGTAAATTAGAAGTTAGTTATAATGGAGAGAAGATAGCTAATAATGATAGTGAATATAGTTACAAGGAAGCTTCTAATATGAAAAGTCAAATTGGTAAATCTGGAAAAATAAGTTTAGATTTAAGTTCTGTAATTGATTCTTTGAAAAAACAAGCAGGACAAACAGAAATTCAACAACAGAAAGCTCAGGATACACCTGAAATAGGAAATTATACCGCTGGAGAAGAAGGTAGTAAAATAGGACATGAAGATAAGACAATACCGTCAGCACAAAAACCTGGTGTTCCGAGAGATGGTGCTATAATGGGTAAAGAAGATCCTAATCTTAATCCACAAGATAAACCTCAACCGAAAATTCCTTCTGATAAAGGAACAATGGGTAATGAAGAAGAGGTTGGTTTAAGTGGTGGTGATGCTACTTATACTGGTGGAGAAGATGGACAAGGTAAAGTCGAAACAGCATCTTCTGATTTTGATATGAGACATATGGCAGGTTTTGAATCTAGTAAATCTGGTTTAGGTCGTTTAGCAGATAGGATATTAGAAGCTGGAGAGAAAAAATTAGAACCTAAAGAACCAGTTGCTGATGATAAGGATATTCAACCTGTTCAAAATAAAAAAACAGGACCAATAGGGAAAGAACCAGAGTTTACAGAAACAGGACCTGATAAAACAGAAGGATCAGGTAATGAATCTGCTATTGGAGCTGAAACAGAAACATTAGGAGATAGACCTACATCGCCAGATAATCATCCTTCTTTGCCTGCAGATAATGCATTAATGGGGCAAGAGGGTGAAGATATAAGTCCTGAAAAACAGACTAAAGATAAAGGCACAGTAATCGCTGAAGGCGATTCGGATTCCGAAGCGATAAGAGTTGCAGGTAGAATGTTAGAAAGTGGAAGAATAACTTCTTCTGAACTGCAAACAAAAATTAATGAATTAAAATCTTATCGTCCTGCTCAAATAAGAGATTTTGAAAAATCTATATTTGCAGAGAAAAAAGGAATCGATACTGAGTCAGATGGTATGTCTCAAGCCATAGTAATAAATGAGGCAAGTAATGTTAGAAATTCACAAGATGAATTATCAAAAAAATTGGCAAGTTTATTTTCTTTAGAAAAAAGAAATATACAAGCTGATGAAGATGGATTAACTCAATTAAGAAAAACTTATGGAAAAAATTAAAATTTAAAGTAAAGGAGAGTAATTATGGCTCTTATAGTTGAGTATCATGTAAATGCGGATATGTATAAAGTAGCTAACGATGCTACTATTGATGGTGGTATGTTATTAGAACTAGATGAAGAAAATGGTGAAACTGTTGTTAAACCAGCAGCAGGAGGAGCAAGAGGTCAGGCTATTATTGGTGTTGCTGGTGATAGTTCTAGAGAAGCTAACGCAAGAAATAATGCTTATTCTGATGAGGTTCTTCTTGGTGCAGGTAACAACACTATGTTTACACAAAGTAGGGTAAGTGATTTCTTTAATGAAACTTTAGCTTCTGATAAAGTTACTGTTTATCATGGAGGTGGAAAATTCTGGATAAGCGATGACTTATGTGATGCATCTGGAGATCTTGGTGTCAATCAGTCTCTCACTTCTGATAGTGGTGGTAAATGGGCTAGACTTGATAACGATATAGATGCAGATAGTGTTGCGATTTGTGTAAGTGCTACTAAAGGGTATGACAGTGGTGTCCCTGGAACTGATCTTCCTATCGGTAGTATGACATTAGGTGACTTCTTTGGAGTTGTCTTAAGAATATAATTTAAATTATTAATTAGACTATATTATAGGCTTATTTAATAAATAAGACCTTTAAATAGAAAATTAAAAGGAGAAATATTATGAGTATTGCAAAGAATGGTCTTACAGACCAAGATAAAGAAATGGTAATTGCGCAAGCATTAGAAACTGATGAAGGTAGAACAGCATTAGCCCAGGCTATGGTAGAGCCAATTCGTAGGTCATTAGAGTATCAAGCTGTAGGAAGAAAATTACTTATGGTTGATGAACTTCCGCAGGGTGCTCTTGCAAGATACGAAAGAGATGTTGCTTCTATAGCATGGGTTGTTTCTCGTAGAGGTGCTGTACCTGATCAGATTCAGGATGGCGAAGAAGTGTTGGTTCCTACTTTTGAAATAGCTGCGAATCCAACAGTTCGTTTATCTGAAATAAAAGCTAGACGTTTTTATATTGTTGACAGGGCACAGATTAAAGCAAAAGAAGCTATCCAAAAAGAAGAAGATACAAATATATTTAATGCTTTAATTGCTGCTGTTCCTGCAGCACAACAAGTTGATAACTTTGGCACACTTTCAGTTCAAGCATTGAATGAAGCTTTTAAACAAATTGAACAGCATGATTTAGTTGCTGCTAAAATAGTAACTCATGCGTTCCAGTATGCATCAATTAGAACTTTGGGTAAAGACTTCTTTGATGAAGCAACTCAGAGGGAAATTATAACTACTGGTCTTTATGGACACTTGTGGACTGCTGATATTCATGTTAGTTCTAGAATGGATAAAGATACAGTTTTAGTTGTTGCTTCACCTGAAACTGTTGGTGCTTTCCCAATTCGTCAGGATATTACAGTTCTTCCTGCTGATGATCCTAAGAAACTTCGTTTAGGATGGGTCATATATGAAGAAGTTGGAATCGTAATTATCAATGATTATGCTGTTTCAAGAATTACTATGATAGAAACTGAAACAAGCTAATCTTATATTATCCTCTATATATGAGGATTAAGATGAAATAATAAAAATTAAAAAGAAAGAGAGCCTTTATTGGCTCTCTTTTTTTTATATATATATTATTTCTTTGTTTATTTTTCAAGGATTTTTATTAAAAAGTTATAATTATATAATTATGATTACTGGGGAAATATTTTTATGACTGATAGTAAAAAGACTATAGAATTTTGGTATATAACTAATGTAACAAATAGATCAATAAGTATTCAATCACTTCCAAGTCTTCCTACTTTAAAGCCGAAACAAAGAATTAATATACTTGATTACGTTAGTTTATCTTCTGCTACCTCTTCTGTTATGTTAAGGAACTTAATAGAAAGAGGGTCTTTGCGATCAGAAGAATATTATCATGATCATGAAGGGTTAGATGTTTTAACTGGAGGATCTGATTCTATAGCAGATGATTTACATACTCATTCTATCGCAAGTCATCAAGATTTATTGGATTTACAAGGAGGAAAAGAGAATGAATATTATCATTTAAAAGAAGATAATTATGCTTTTGTAAAGGATATATATACTTTTAAAGATGGAATAGATAGAGTTTTTGATGGTTTATCTTCTGATGTTACATCTAATATCTTAAATCAAATTGTTGATAATTATACTGATAATAACAATGGTAATGATATAGGTAAAGTAACTTATGAATATCCATTGTATAATGATTCTAATATTATTAAGTTATTATATGATAGTGATTATTTTAGTTTAAATAACGATAATGAGTTAACTTTAAACTTATCAGAAATTAGTATTGTAAATAGTATAAATGAAAAAACAGGGACAGTTGTTTTAAATACTGATGACATTGAAGAGGGAGAAAATAATTTATATTTTACTGAACAGAGGGTTTTAGATTTAATTTCAGAAATAGGAAATGGTGTTGATTTAATATTTTGTGATCCTTTAAAGAGGATCAATAATACAATACATTTAGATATTTCACAAATTGATCATAATCTTCTCAAAAATTATTTACCTAATGAGCATATAGATTGGACAAGTACTGATAAAAACATTAATACTACTGGAAATATAACAGCAGGTTATTTTTATGGTGATGGTTCTAATTTGACAGGTATAGATACAGCGATGAATTTGTCTGAGTTAGAAGATGTTAATATATCTCCTTCTGATAATGATGTTCTCGTATATGATGGGACAGAGGAAGAATGGGTAAGTAGGCAGTTAAAAGGAGATGAAATTACTTTAGGAGATTCTTGTTATGAAGAATGGGATGACGGATTATTAATGTGGGATAATGATACAATTGTTTCTTGTGCTTTAGAAGATGTAAATGAAATTTTATCATATTTAGCTCCTCCTCCTGCTCCTGATTTAAATGATATAGGTAAAGTATCAACAAATGGTGTTAGTGGTAGATTAAGTTTTGATGATTCTAATCCAATAGGAGAAGATACATATGAATCTGTAAATGGTATAGGGGATATATCAGGTGTTAATGTAGATGAACAGTTTTTACATAATTTAAATTATCGTTATGGCATTATAAATAGTTCAACTAATATTACTGGTAGAATAAATGATTCTGTCTCTGCTCATGAATATTCTTATCCTCAATATGCATTTGGAAATGCAGATCAAGGGGAATTAATTTTAGAATTAAATGGTGATGAAGAAAGAGTAATTAATTTAGAAACAGAAGGATCAGTTAATGATGCAGAAACAGGGTTTTATAATTTATTAATAGCTACTCCTGTTGAATTTGCAGGAGGAGATGTTTTTGAACAGTTTAAATATAGAACTGGAAATTTTAGGGTTCATTCATCAGATATGAGATTAGGATGGAATTATGTGAGAATAATTCATCGTATTAATGGAGATGATACTGAAACTAATTATTTAGATTGGGTTGTAGATGGAAATGAAAATGCTACTTCTTATTCTAATGAAGATTTATATGATTTAAATATGACAGGTTATAAATATTTGTCAGGGGTAGAATATTATACTGGTGGAACAGCTAAGTTTGATTCCACTGTTAGTAATGCATACAGAAACACTTATTCTATGGATGATATTACATTTAGTGTTACTAATTTAAGTTCCCCTGGTACTGAAAATTTATATCCTCCTGGGTCTGAAGGAAATGAGTTAAAAGATTATGAAATAGAGGATAAAAATGTTACTATAAATGCGAATAGATTGTTAGATGAATATATAAGGTGTAGGGTTTATGCTCCTAGAACTGTTCAATGGGATCCTAGTGGCGAATTCCAATATATATATAATATTTTATTAGATAATGTAAATAGTAGTTCAACTGATGATAGTCTAGAGGATTTTAATGATGAAAGTAGAAGATTAGAATCAGATAGTGATTTTGATTATATAGCATTAACTCCTAATTGGAATAGCGAAAAGAGCATAGATAATAATGGAGATAGTGGATATAATGATGGATTATTAGTGTATAATGGTGGATTGTATTATCCTAATTCATCTGATGTTGTTAATGATGGTGATTTTGCATCTATTGATAATGGACCTTCTGATAATGTGGATTATTCAGGAGATAATTGTACTGGAAATAGATATTATTATAGATGGTTTAAAAGAGATGATGAGGAGGATTATACTTCTCAATTTTCTATGAATATAGATGGTAATGGCAATTTTGTTAATGAGGATTCTAGTAGTTTTAGTGGGGATGATATAAGAATATCTATTAAACTTCCTTCTCAAACTGGGTGGATGGATTGTACAAAAGCATTTTATACAGACCAATGGGAAGATGGAGATGGGTGTAGAGATGGAAATGTACAAGGTTTTGATGTATGGTGGAATTTAGATGTAGGAGAGAAACGTACTAGTGAAACTGATCACAGAGTTTATATGAGGATAACAGTTCCAGAAGATTGGGAAGGATATATTAATAATATACAATGGAGATGGGATACACAGTAATAAAATGGGAATTTAATTAATGGGTAATAATATAAATACAGAGGCTATAGCTGCTTTTAAGAAATTATATGGCAGACCGCATACAGATCCTAATACTCCAATAGGTTCTGAAAGAGATTCTACATATATTCAAACTCATTCTTCAGAAATTTTTGCTGAATATATAGATCCTAATCCTAATAATGCTATAAGTGATGGAGTTGTTGAAAAAATAGAAGATGCTGTTATAGAATTTCCTGCTTATGCTAATAATTATGGGGCTGTTGTTAAGTATCCTGAAGGACATCCTTTGGAAGGAGAAAGGGTTAGAGGGGCCATTCCTACATCTTATTCGAATGAATATGAAATAGAGATTATTTTAGAAGATGATACTATATTACCTCCTGGGGATGATAGAGATTGGTTTTATGATTATCAAAGTGGTATATTTTTTCAAGAGGTTCAAAATGCTCAACCAAAACCTATTAAAGCTACTTTATATGTTTATACAGGTAAAACTGTAAAAGATTATATAGATTATTTATCAGATGAACATAATCTTATCAAGGCTATATGTAGTGAAGATGCTCCTTCTTCTAAAATAATAGAATGTTATGTTGAAGAAAATCCTTCAATTATTTTTAATGTTTATTGTCATATAGTAGGAGGGGATAATCTTGATGAAGCAGTTCCTAGGCTAAAAGTAGGATCAGAAATATGGGTGGTTGAAGAAGATATAGAATATAATTCAGTTGTGTATAATTATCAATCTGTGATTAAATTTCAAGCTGCCACAAATATGTTAAATATAAATGATTTAACTGATGTAGATATATCTTCTCTTTATGAAGATCATATTTTATCTTGGGATGGTGATAAGTGGATTAATCAACATATTACTGATTTAGGAACAGATGGAACTTCTGGTAGTAGTGGAACTTCTGGAAGTAGTGGTTCGTCTGGAACATCAGGAAGTAGTGGAACTTCTGGAAGTAGTGGAAGTAGTGGAACATCTGGAAGCAGTGGGTCTGCAGGAACCTCTGGAAGTAGTGGAACAAGTGGTAGTTCAGGAACTTCTGGTAGTAGTGGAAGTAGTGGAACTTCTGGAAGCAGTGGGTCTGCAGGAACCTCTGGAAGTAGTGGAACATCTGGAAGTAGTGGATCATCAGGAACTTCTGGAAGTAGTGGAACTTCTGGAAGTAGTGGTTCATCAGGAACTTCAGGGAGCAGTGGTTCATCAGGAACTTCTGGAAGTAGTGGAACAAGTGGTAGTTCAGGAACTTCTGGTAGTAGTGGAAGTAGTGGAACATCTGGAAGCAGTGGTTCTGCAGGAACCTCTGGAAGTAGTGGAACATCTGGAAGTAGTGGATCATCAGGAACTTCTGGTAGTAGTGGAACTTCTGGAAGTAGTGGAACTTCTGGAAGTAGTGGTTCATCAGGAACTTCTGGGAGCAGTGGTTCATCAGGAACTTCTGGAAGTAGTGGAACAAGTGGTAGTTCAGGAACTTCTGGTAGCAGTGGAATAGATGGAGTGTCTTTTGAAATTGATCAAAGAGGTGATGATGCAGATAGATGTGAAGAGTCTTTAATTGGGGATAAAGAAGAGGGATTTACTTTTTTAGCAGAAGATACTGGACTTTTGTATTTTAGGAATGATGTTGAATTGTTTGAGCCTTTTGATTGTGAAGATTATTGGTCTGAACCTATTCAGTTTTTAGGAGAGCATGGAACTTCTGGAAGTAGTGGTAGTAGTGGAACTTCTGGTAGTAGTGGAAGCAGTGGAACTTCTGGTAGTAGTGGTTCTGCAGGAACTTCTGGTAGTAGTGGAACTTCTGGTAGTAGTGGTTCTGCAGGAACTTCTGGTAGTAGTGGAACCTCTGGAAGTAGTGGGTCATCAGGAACTTCTGGAAGTAGTGGAACTTCTGGAAGCAGTGGTTCATCAGGAACATCAGGTAGTAGTGGAACTTCTGGTAGTAGTGGTTCTGCAGGAACATCTGGTAGTAGTGGAACTTCTGGTAGTAGTGGTTCTGCAGGAACTTCTGGAAGTAGTGGGTCATCAGGAACTTCTGGTAGTAGTGGAACTTCTGGTAGT